TCAGCCGACTTGTTCACAAGATCCATTTTGCTCAATGCAATAAGCATCAGGTCGGCCGCGAACTGCTTCTTTTCCTCAGGAGAGAGCTTTTCCGCCACTTTTTTCGTGGACTCCTGCAACGTCGCTTCTGTTGTGGCATCGAGCTTGGGATCCCCACAACCCGCCAACAACACCGCCACGAGCCCAACGAGCAACATCCGTTTCATCTGAGTTCATCCCTATAAAAAACGGACTTTAGCAAAAGGCCACTACCTCGTCGCCTTTAACAGGTGCTCTTATGATTTTAAGGATGCCCAGCGGAGGAAATGGCCGAAAAGCGGCGGGAGCAATATTTTTCGGCAAAAAAAAGCCCCGTAGACGTTAATCTACGGGGCTTTTGAATAGTGGAGGCCGAGGTCGGAATCGAACCGGCGTAGATGGATTTGCAATCCCCCGTAAAATCTTTAATTTTCATGTGTTTATGAGTAATTCAGTTCCGCAATTCAATTTTTCGGCTGCTCTGAAAGCCTTGAAATACAAGGGGTAAGCCTTTGATTGCGGAACTGATTTCACCCCACTATTTCTGACGTCCTACCGATCGAGCACCACTTACCAACACGAATCAACAGCAGCAACCAACTCCGCGCCTACCTCATCCGAGCAGTCTAGCAATCACCAACTGCGGAACGGCCTTGCGGAGCCACTCACATAGTGGCGCCCAGTCCGCACCATGAGGCTAACGCGTCACCGGTAGTGGAGCGAAGAGAGGCTTGCGTATACGCTGGGACGAATGATCAGTCCTCGTTTTTGAGAAACGCCACTTGCACGTCAGGGTTTCCAGACTTGAACTCATCGTCTAGGTACGCCTGGATTTCGTTGAATTCAATGACTACCAGATTCTCTCCGCGACGCTTTAGGCGACTGAAGGTTAGACGGCCCTCGAAGCCAACCTCGTCATCGTCATTGAACGAGGCAAGTTGTCGTTTCAGGTCTGCGACTGTGAATTTGTAACTTTCCATCCATATCTCCAATTCCCCGGCCAACTGCCGGTCGCTCATCAAACATCACCACCAATCAAATTGCCACTATCCGGTCACGGAAGGCGGTGCCTGACTGGAAATCACTTATGACTCATCCCCTCCAAATTCTGTTTGGCGACTTCATTGACATGATCCAGACCTTGCTGAAGGTGCGACCAACTCCTACCCCAACCGCAATCTCAGCTCCATCAAATAATCACCGGCAGCTCCTCTCCGCTCAAGGCTGCCAGGCGCATCGGCTCTCATCAGGGATGCAAGCGCTTCTTCAATTGCGATGTCGGATAACAGTGTTCCGGATCGTTTCAGCACTGCAAGCAGCAGGTGCTCAATAGCATCAATCTGTGCCTGGTTCGACATTCGTAATCCCTCTATCCGGCCCCATGCCGGCCACTCGTAATACCCCAAATCACACAATCACGCCAGCCGGTGAGACAGGCGCATGCTTGGAGATAACCCATGAGCACGTCCGCAGTGTTTGGAATGACCCTCGTTGTCGCCAAGGCCGAGGCTCGCAAGAAAACCAGCGGTACCAGGAAGAACCCCAAGGCGCCAGGCGGCGTCGAGCTGATCCCGGAAGCCGAATCCATTAATTTATTTTTCATCACGCTCAGCTTCGCCTTGGACTGCTGTGACCGCGAAGCTATCGGCTGGGTCGCCAGCACGACTAGCTATAGCGGCACCGCATTACGCAGCCTAGCGATTGCCTTCGAGCACTACAATGAGCTGCATCCACTCAGCGCCCTCAAGTACCGATCTCCGAGAGAATTCAGGCGCTTAAAAATGGCATCAAGTTAACGGGGGGCTGGTGTCCGGTTTTGTATGGGCTAGTCCAGTGGGCTCCCCATTTAAAAAGAGAGGCTTTACGCCCCCCCTTTTTGCGCAGCCGAACGCGGGCAAGCCCGCTCGCCACAAATTTTCACTACTTCAGGGGCGCGAAAGGAATGACCTTGCCAGCGCTCGTCGGCCTTCGCTCCCTTATCCCGGTATCCGCTCATCGACACCTTTAACATGCATACAATTTTACGGTCGGCTTGAAAGATTTTATACTTTTACCAGCATGAACTTCTGGTTTATCGTTCCGACATAATTAAATTCGATAATATCGGTATTGTCCGCAGTGCTGGACTCTTTCACATCCATTACATTGCCGGTATGTTTGTTTTCCATATAGAAAAGATCAGTGCCGGCCTCCATGCCTGCGCTCTTGAAAAACCATTCATGGCCTGGTTTCGCGTCGCTGGCTGGAATAATTGAAGCAATGACATTACCGTCTTTGGCCTCTAGCGCTCGGAAAATCTTTTGGTTAATCAGAATGCACGCCAGATCGCCCTGGGCGCTGACAGAAATTTTCCACTTTGATTCGGCTTCGTAATTGTCCCGAAATAATTTTACGTTGTGGGATAGGTCGCTGTTTTCGGTTAGAGACATGTCAACCAGCTTCCGGGGTGTTGAAGGCAGAGCCGTATAAATTTTATAGACGCCGGCTTCGATTCTTACCGGCAAACCAGGAGCCCCCCGTTTTTTTTGTTCAGAGGGCTCACTCTGATGAGGCGTCGACTTTTCTTTCATGAGCATTCTCCTCGAACGTTGCGCTGTGTGAGTGTGGCGCTCTACGGATGAGGACACTTTCCGAGGTCGCGCCCTGCAGGCCAGAACTCCAGGTAAAAAACACGCGCCTGATGGTCCGCTATCGAGCATGTTGGTCAGGTTTTGCAAACCGGTCTACTGTCAGAAATGACAGGTTTATAGACGGTTTGCGAATAGTGCGTAGCGCCTTAAAGAATAAAACGTTGTCTTAAAGTAGCCGATCCAGGGCCGCCGGCTCCCAGTTCATAATCACCAACTCACTACTGACATCAGCCTTCCCCTGCCGTTGGTTGGTAACGCTGTAACGAATATCCAGAGTCTCGACATGAAAGCTCTCGAACACCCGCCGAATGTCCGGGTGGTCGTTGATGCTGACCATCACCCTTCCTTTGCAACACCGCATAAAGTCCGCCATCAGCTCGTAATTCTCGAATGAAAACTCGACCCCATAGCCAACGGTCTGCCAGTAAGGCGGGTCCATGTAATGAAAGGTGTAGGCACGGTCATACCGCTCGGCACATTCAAGCCAGGGCAGGTTTTCGACGTAAGTGCCCGACAAACGCTGCCAGGCGGCCGAGAGGTTTTCTTCAATCCGCAGCAGGTTGATGGCCGGGCCGGTCGTGGCGGTACCGAACGTCTGCCCAGTGGTTTTGCCAGCAAACGCATGGTGCTGCAGGTAGAAAAATCGGGCCGCACGCTGGATGTCAGTGAGCGTTTCGGGGCGGGTCATCTTCTGCCACTCGAACACCTGACGCGAGCTAAGCGCCCATTTGAACTGCCGCACGAACTCTTCTAGATGGTTCTGGACTACGCGGTACAGTGTCACCAAGTCGCCGTTGATGTCGTTGAGAACTTCAACCGGTGCAGCTTGGGGGCGCATGAAGTAGAGCGCGGCACCGCCCGCAAAGACTTCAACGTAGCTTTCGTGGGGCGGAAACAGAGGAATGAGGCGATCGGCCAGGCGGCGCTTACCGCCCATCCAGGGGATGATGGGTTCAGACATGTGCAAGCCTTTTCTGTAGGGAATATCAGGTGCTAGGCTCACATTGCTTCGCGCGAGGCGAGGAGCCTTGGCTGGACTTGCAGGCGAGTTCTGCGGGTTCGGCGACCAGGTCGGGTGTTGGCGCATCCGGTCTGGTCGCTCCTTTACGTCTATTGATGGAGTGCTTTGACATAACCCTGGCAGGCCGCCAAGGCGATCAATCCTCTGTCTCCCTCGTCGGTGATACTGATAATTCGTTGAGCATGCGCAGGGTCAAGTTGGGCTCGTGAGGCTCCATGAACCACGCGGCCGGAGGCGGTGGTGGAAGGCATTGCACAGCTGCGGGAATCAGTTGCATCGAGGAGGACTGACAACCGCAGGTCAGCAGTAGCCAGGCGATCACGCAGGCGTGCTTGGGTACGTCGGGCATCGGTCAGGACTCGTTGATGGGTCTGGTCGCTGGCCTGCAGCCGCTGCTCCAGGACCAGGCGCTTATCTTGCTCGAGACGCTGCTGAACGGCAGCGGCCCGGGCTATCTCGTTGAGCGTGTCGGTATGCAGGCGCCCCAGTTGCTCGAGCCTTTCGCCATAGCGCCAGCTTTGGACTTGCCACGTAGCAAAACCGGAAGCCGCCATCAGCGACGAAACAACCAAGGCAGAACCGCCCCACTTCAGGAGCAGCGGACTCACGTCAACACCTGCAGCGCCCGCTCAAACAGCACCAGCCGCTGGTCCTCGCCATGTGGTTTCTTCCCCGGTCCACCGGTATTGATAATGCAGCCGATATCCTTGAACGCACCTTTGTCTGCCAGCGGGTTCAAGCCATGGACGAACCAGTACCAGGCCGCCGACATCGCCGCATGCCGCGGCTGCTCCAGCAGCTCCGGGAAGGCAACCAGGTCCACGCCAAGGTCCTCACCGCAGGCTCGATAATTATCCTTGCCGGTTACCTGAATCAGCCCTCGCCCACGATACCGCCAGCCGTCACCTGGCTCGGCATTCCCCATTCGCTGGCCATAGGCGATGTTGGCGATCAGCTCGGGCTGGTAAGCGACTTTGGCGGCTAATTCAGCATCAAAACGGTCCGGCCAACTCCGCCGCAAGGATTGGGCGCTGTAGTTAAGGTTCTCGACCATCTGAGTCAGGTGCGCCGACTCGTGTCCGGCCTGGGCAATAAAGGCGGCAATACGAGGCAATGTGACGATCTGGTAGCGGCACATCGCGGTGTTGAGGAGAGGAACAAAAACGCCGGCTTGTTGGCCGGCGTTCGAGAGAATTTGCAGCAACTGCTGCTGTGTGATGGACATGCTGTACTCCTGGTGCCCTATCTGGGCAATCGTTCGTCAGGCGAGCAAGCTTGCACCTTTCATAATCACGCTATACTAAGAACCTGGGTATTATGTGTCAGTCGGTTGTTGGCAAGCTCACTCGGTTCTTCGCCATTGCTGCATCCATTGCTGTTACCTCAACCAGCAAGCGAAGGAGAAAGGTAATGAAAAAGAGCACACAACCCCCTGATCCTGCAACGCCAGATCAGAAGCCTGAAGCCAATTCAACCCGAGCAATAAACATTCCAGCGGTTCCAGTAAAATTACTTTCAGATCGAGAGGCACTAGCCATAGCTTACTATAACAGCCCTGAAGACGATGTTCTTAGGGCCAAGGGTGCGCCTCCTGGAAATCTTACTTGGATATTCATGCCTAGCGACATTGCAGGCACTTACTATATAAAATCTTATACATCTGAAATATTCATAGAGGGGAAAAGCAACGGATTTGGAGATATTATTGTCACTAATAAAAAAGAGTCTGCGTGGCAGCTTTGGCGCGTCGAGCCCGGAGATCCCGGAGATCCCGGAGATCCCGGAGATCCCGGAGATAGACCGGACGAAATATATATCCACTGCCTGGGTGATGATAGGGTTATGACTAGTATGGGAGGTGAAACTAATGGTCTCGTCTGCCTCCGACCAAAAGGCCTTGGAAACGTGATGCGGAAACAACACTACAAGATAGTAACCTAACTCCGCATGATTCCATCCAGTGGCAGGGACCTATACGCTTGCGCATCCTCGACATCTCGATAATGAACTGCGCTTCGCTATATACCTCCATTCTTGATGGTTCGGCCTGAAAA